CACCCAGCGGGAATTGTGGAACCTCTACGCTTGGCCGCATCTCGACTATAAAGTCGACTTCGACATCCCGGCCAACACCCAGTTTGTCGATTTCGACGCGACCATGCCGTTCGAAAACGTCGTCAGCCTGTGGCGCAATTATGATCCTTCGAACCAGCAACCCTGGATCCAGTTGCGCTACGGCTTCGAGGATTCGATCAACGAGCTGTTGGCCTCGTACCCGCCGACCCGATGGCGCAACGTGGTCACGGTCGACGCGACCAGCGGGCTCACGCAGTTTGATGGCCAGGCGCAAATTTGGCCGATCCCGACCCAGCTCTCGCACATGCGTTGGCACGGGCAAGCGCCGCTTAATCCGCTCAAGGTCGACACCGACCAATGTATGATTGACAGTACAGCAATTGTATTAACCTGCGCAGCCGAACTGCTTGGGGCGCAGAAGAGCGAAGTGGCGTCACTGAAGGGCAACAAGGCGCAAGCGTATATTCGGCGTTTGTTGGGGCGTTCAGGGGCTAATAAACGAGACATCTCAGCTATGGGCCAAGGGCGAACAGCTCAGCCAACTAATTACAGCGGCGCAACTCCTTATTTGGATTATATACCTGGGCCATGATGAGCGAATACTGGCGAGACATTTTGGAATCAGCAAGTCCCAACTCAGTCTTATCGTTCGAAATAAGAGTTGGGTAAATTAGAATGCCCGTCTACCAAATCAAAGATTTTCAGAGTGGCCTCGATTTAAGAAAAAGCTACGCCACCGCGCCCGCCGGCTCGCTGCGGATCTTACGCAATTGCATCATCAGCGCTGGGGCCGAGATCGAGAAGCGCACCGCGTTTATTCTGTGGGGGGCCGCGCCGGCCGGCAGCTATGGCGCGCTGTCGCGTAATGGCGAATTTTTTGTCGTCGTCAACGGCGCGTCCGGGATCACCGATTGGAGCGGCAACACCCCCGGGATCATTTCGCTGCCATTTCCGGTTGGGATGACCCGCGTCGCTGATTGGGATCTGTTTAATGGTCTGTTTTACATCGTCATGGCCGGCAGCGATGGCCGCTACTACCACTTTTACAATCAGGTCCAGGTCACCGACCCGATGGCGACCGCCTCGTCGGTGCGCACGTTCGGTTCGAAAATGTACGGCGTCGATGGGCGGCTGTTGCGCTTCTCGGCGATCAATGACCCGACCCATTGGACGCCGCCGACCGGCACCACCAACGACGGTTCCGGCTATATTGATCTCTCGGCCCAAGACGCTGATTCGACCAATCTGATCGGGCTCGAAGTCTACCTCGGCAACATGGCGATCTTCTCCAGTCTGTCGACCCAGATTTGGAAGCTCGACCCTGACCCATCGCTCAACAATTTTGTTCAGCTCCTGCGCTCGACCGGGCTCTTGGCCAGCCAGGGGCTCGTCCAGTTCGGTCAGGACGTGCTCTATGTGTCGTCGCATGGCGTGCGTTCGCTCAAGGTGCAGAACGTTTCCTTGACCGCCGGCACCACCGACATCGGCACGCCGATCGACGAAGTCTTTCGCCAACTCATCATCCAGAATGGCGCGGCTTGGTTCGCTGGCGCGCGCACTCTGATCCAGCCGCGCAGCGGTCGAGTGATGGTCATTCTGCCGGACCGGATCTACATGCTGTCGACTTTCCAGGAGCCGGCGATCACCGCCTGGTCGAGCTTCGACGCGCCGTTTAATTTCGTCGACGCTTGCGTCGCTGATCCGTGGGTGCTGATCCGCGGCAGCGACAACAATCTGTACATCTACGGCAGCGACGTCACGTCGACTTATGACGCGACCGAAGCGGAAGTGATCACGCCGGCGCTTAATTGCGAGAGCCCATCAAAGAACAAAATGTTTCACTCGTTCGACGTCGGCGCGGAAGGAACATGGACGTTGTCGGTCGGTTGCGACCCCAACAACCAAGCGACCGAAGAGACGGTCGCGACCTTTACCGGATCCACATATGTCAACCCGACGATGACGATGCCGGAGACGAGCACGCACATCTCGCTGCGTTTCCGCACTACCGACGCCAGCCGCTGCCGGCTGGGCCAGGTCAGTCTGATTTTTGACGACGGGAGCACCGATTGATCGGCGGCCTCACCCCATACGGGCTTGAGTTCGTGCTCGGCAATTTGCGCGACGCCGACGAAGCGGAGGTGCGGGCGACGATCTACAAGGGCAGCGCGGAAGCGACCGCCAAGCTGATCGCCACGATCCCAGGCCCGAAATGGGAGGCGCGCATCGACAGCGACGGCGAGCCGGCGGCGGTCGGCGGTTTCGTCCCGATTTGGCCCGGCATGGGCTCCGGCTGGATGTGGGGCACTGGGCGTTGGGACGAGGTGATCGTCGAGGTGACGCGGGCGATGAAGAGGCATATCCTGCCCACGCTCGACGCCCGTGGCGTGCATCGTATCGAATGCCGCGCCATGGCGTCCAACACTGCGTCAATCCGCTGGCTCAAGATGCTGGGGTTTGAGCAGGAGGCCGTTACCGCCCAATTCGGCCAGGGGCGCGAAGACTTCGTTCTTTGTGCGCGGGTGACGGGCGATGCGCCACGACGTCATTGACAACCTGAGTTTTCGCTTAGGCAAGCAGGCCGACGTTGAGCCGCTGCTGACGGCGTGGGGGGAAGACCATTTTCGCGAAGGCGGATTCGCCGAGTTTTCCACCTTCGATCTCGATCGCGCAGTACGCGAAACCAAGCGGCTTCTAGCGCAGGGCGACACGCCGTTCATCATCGGCGAAATCCAGGGCGAGTTCGTCGGCTGGATGTCGTGGACGATGATGCATGTGTTTACTGTGAAGCCGATCGCGGTCTTGTGGTCCATTTACGTGCGGCCGGAATATCGACATGGCGCAGTCGGCCGGAAGCTCGTCTGGCTGGCCGCGGATCTCGCCAAGTCAGAAGGCGCATGCGCCTTCTTCGCCACTGTCGCGCCGACCTCGATCGGCGGCAAATCCCTCTGCCATCTGTTCCGCGAGTTCGGCTTCGCGCCGATGGGCGGGGCCTTTTCGAAGGCGCTCTGATGTCCGGCTCTCAACCCACCAATACCGCCGCGGTCGATTTCGAGAAGCAGCAGGCGGCTGAAGCCGATGCGAAAGAGGCCGCCCGTCAGCAGCGGCTGACGCAGGGTCAGACGCTGATCGACCAGATTTTCAACGGCGCGCCGGTGATGGGCACCAAGACCAGCAATTACGACTGGTCGGGTTTCACGCCGGGGTCGGGCCTCATGCCGGCGAGCGGCATGCCGGCGGGTTACACCGCAGTGCGGATTCCCGGTGCGCCAACCACGACTGCAGCGCCTGGTGGGCGGCCTGGCGTTCCGAGTTCACCTCAGGCTGCTGGGCAATACAATACTGGGCGCTATGCCTCTCCGGTGTCGAGCGTCGCGTCAACTGCGGCTGCTGCGCCATCCGCGCCGACCTGGGGCCTGCAAGACGCCAGCGGCAACATCACCAAGCAGGGCGATCCGCTCAGCATCACGTCGCAATACGACACCGGCCAGAGGACTGGTGGTTTCGATGATGCTTTCTACAACGCTTACAAGCAAAAGGTTCTCGATTACTACCAGCCCGACGAGCAGCGCCAATATGACGAGGCGCAGCGTAATCTGAAATACAGCCTGGCGCGCGCCGGCACGCTGCGATCCTCGACCGCAGCCGACAAGCAAGGCGAGCTGGCCTATAACGACGCTTTGCAGAAGGCGAACATCGTCGCCAACGCCAACACGCAAGAGGGCAACCTCAAGAGCCAGATTCAGCAGAACAAGCAATCGCTGATCAATCAGCTTTACTCGACCGAAGACCCGACGCTGACGGCGAACCTGGCGCAGTCGAGCGCCGCCGCTTCGCGGCTGCAAGATCCGATGCTGACGCCGGCGTCGGCCTTGTTCACGCCAGCCCTAACCACGGTCGGCAGCGCCGTGCAGGGTCTGCTCTATCCGAGCGGTCAGGGCGCCAGCGCCTTCGCCAACCCTAATACCAGCCCAACGCCGGCGTCCGCTAGCGGGACGAAGTCCGGCCAACTTACGTTGTGACCTGATGTGTGATCCTCTCAGCGCCATCGCTCTCGCCGGATCCGCAGTCGCCGCCGGCGTCAACTACGAAGGCCAGCAAGCAACCATCAGCGCTCAGAACCAAGCCAACCAGGATTGGGAGGCGACCCAAAGGGCCGCGGCGGCGAAGGCCGCGGCGGCCGACGAAGTGCAGCGACAGAAAGCGTCGGCGGCGCTTGGCACGGCGGAGACGGCGCTGGGGCCGGCCAACCAGACGCAGGTGCAGCAGAACGCCGCGACCAGTCTTAACAGCCAGATGCTGGCGGGTTCGCCGGCGGCTCCAGATTCCAACATCAAGCTGCTCGGCGGCGAGCCAGCTGACACATCGATCAGCTCGGACATGGCGAGCCGGGTCACCAACGCCGCCAGGGAGGCGCAGGGCCGCATTGCAGCGCTGGCGGGCATGACCTCTTACGGCGGTGGTTATCAGGGCATGGGCTCGTCCGCAAGCTCGGCGCTGGCCGATTCGGCGGAGGGGATCAATCTCGCCAACGACCTGCGTACTGGCACGACCAAAACGCTCGGAGTCACGCAGGCGATCGAGCCGGTGAAATACGCGCAAGGGTCGAACATCGC